TTTAGACTTCTCGAACCGTTCCAGCATACGCCGTGCGACTGTATCCATTATAGTGTCTCGTCAAAATAGCCAATACCGCCAGCAGAACCAGTAATCAAAGAACGCTGACCACTACCACCGCGTTTACGTCTGCGCAACTGATCTTGCAATCTGTTCTGACGCTCTTCTGCTTGTTTCTCTTCTTGCTCTGCCATCATAACTTTGCGTTCTTCAGCAGCCGACGTATCTTCTTCTGGAACAGGTGGTGCTTTTGGCTTTGAAATACCAAGCAAGCCGCGAGTAAGTTTTACTACTGGCTTTAAAATAGATGAGGTACACATGCTAATCTCCTTTATGCCGTAATAACCCTATGCATGTTTGCAGTGCAACGCACAATTACATTCTTGACCATAAGCCCTGTCTGCGTGGTTTTGGCCTACGACTAAATACATCAAACTCTGTCTTAGCTTGAAACGGTTTCGATGGGGCAGAGACATTGCGCAAGATATTCCTACCCTCACCAGCACCCATCATCAGATATTGTAATGCATCATGTATGTGTGAGAAGTGGTTCTTCTCAGGCTTATCATCAAACCTTTCACCAGAAACTTGCATACGCTTATACTGATAACCACCCTCAAAGCCTTTAATAAGTGTGCGGCATCTAGGGTCAACAAGAAACCCCGGCATGCCCTCAATCATTCTATTCAATGGTGCATTAACAGATTCAAGACGTAATGACACATCATTTGATTGCGCTGGTCTTGCATTCAAGCCGCAGCCGCGCAGTATCTGAAATGGCGTAGATTCGTCAGTTTGTGCGCGGAAGTCCCCAGCCGGATCACCTATAATATTTATTTCGCAATCACCATAACGTGATGCAATCTCTTGCCGCAGCACCTCACTAAACCTAACAATCCCCATGTCAAACGCTACAATCTCTTGCAAGATTAGCCAACGCCCACGCACCTTTTGACCAATGACAGCAGCAGGGGTGAGGCCAAAGTCAACACCAATATATACAGGCACACCCGATGCCACAGGGATTTCTTCCTTGGCGATGTGGGTATCAGATACAAACATGGGATAAACGGGTTTGCCATCTTTAATTGTGCCTAGTTTGTTCATTACATAGACATCTATCCAACTCTTCGTCTTACCTCTGACGATATTCGGATAGTAGTCTTTCCGCATATTGTTTGTGTTTTCTGCACTCTCGTTGGGGATATAATCTGTGACGTTTCCGTCCTGATCTTTCTCTTCCGTCATGCCAGCTGGCTGAGTATAAAACTCCCAATTGTCTGGCTTTACTAACATCCTTGCTTCTTCTTTTGGAATGTGATCTGGTATTGGAACTTCGCCTGACATTATAGGCCACCAATGATCCTCCTCTGGAGCGTTAGTGTCTGCTATCACACCTGTCCATGTGCAGCCGCCATCCTTCATAGAAGGGAAACGACCAACACGCATAGTACAAGCATCGATGATTGACTTGGGTATCTCCCTAGCTTCGTTGATCCATATGCCTGTCAATTCTAATGACAGCAATTTTTTTACGTCCTCTGGCCTGTCAAGTGCTAAGAAGATAACTTCAAGATCGATGTCTGCTCTTTTAATGTGGTGTGTATATGGCACAGACCAAAGGAACTTGCCCCAGTCCTCTTCTGGAAACCAATCAAGCCATGTCTTAATGGTTGTAGTTTTAAGTTGAGGGTTGGTGTTACGAATGATAGCCCAGCGGCTGTGCCTTACACCATCTTCTGCTTTTTGCTGTTGAAGTGCGCGGCGAAAGATTTCCACACAACAACATACAGATTTGCCAGAACCCACTGGCCCTCTAAGGCCACGAAAAAATACATCAGACTTCATAAAGTCTTTTAGTACTTGACCATCTGGCTTGTACTTAAATTTGGTCAACCTTATTATCCTTGCCAAACTTAATCATACGCTCAACAACTTCCGGCCCAATAACGGCAATAACCTTATCAGCCTCACGGTCAGTACAAAATTCTTTTGGGTGGTGAGCAAGGTGTACCTTCTTCACTATTTTGCGAAGAATGTCACGCTCTTCTTTCTTTAGTGTGTGCAAAAAGCTCATGCTGCTTCCATAATGAAAAAGCCAATAAACATTATTAACAGTATAATTGCTACAACGCCAGAGCCAATCATTATGTTTTCTATAAGCTGTTGCTGCTTTCGATGTGCTTCAAGTTGTTGCTGCTGACGCTCGACCCTAGCCTTGCGTTGAAACTCTACCCAATCTTGGTACAGTCCCGGTCTACCATACAACTGCATATAAGACCTAAGATCAGCCTCTTTCTTTTTCAACTCTTCAAGCGCCATAAACTCTTGGAAGTCATCACCAAACATAGATGACTTCTTCTTTAATTGCTTTTGGCGGAGAGTTTCTTGTGAGTGGACAAACTTGCTTATCTCGCTGCCAACAGACGCTAACTCGCGTCCATTCTGAATCGCTGTCTTAATTACAGCGAATGCCGCATTAGCAGCTGCAAGCTCGGCAAGCATTATCTATACCTTTTTGCTATGCGTCTTGCAGCCTTGGGCTGGCTTGAGAACTGTTTGCCTTTCTTTGTATCTTCACGTTTCTTTCGGCTGCTTGCTGCATATTGGCTAGCACTCATAGCTTTAATGGCAGCTGAAGGTAGATACCGTTCACCAGTAGCTTTTGGGCCTTGCGTTGATGGCTTGCCTGACTTGGTGCGCCACTTCTGCTTTGTCCAGTTGACTAATGATTTCTGCGGCTTCTTCATGAAGTGTATCCACCACCTTTGGCTTTGTAGGCTTTGGCTAGCATCTGTGCCTTACGAGCAGACCACTGGCCCGGCTTGCCGCCTTTACCGCCAGCCTTTATACGATTAAACAAAGCCTTGCGCATTGCTGGCTTTGTATAGTTGCCAGCTGCATTAACTGCCATTCTTCTTTGCTTTCATAATCTTCTTCTTCAATGCTTCCGGCAATGTCTTTTGTGCAGCAGTAAGCATTGACTTCTTTGGTGGACGACCCTTCTTTGAACCATATGTTCCTTTACCCATTGGCATTATACATTCTCCTGATTACCAAACATACTGCGATTGCCAGCACCGCCTCTCATACGAAGGTTGCGGGGGCGCACTCTTTTGGCAGCTTTCTTAGCAACCTTTTCACGTTCTTTGTTTACAGCTTTTGTTGTAGGGATATTTTGCGCTGGCATAATTTCACCAGCTTTTTTAAACATACCCATAGCAGCGCCCATTTTAATAGCCTGACTTAAACACATTACGCCTTTCCTTTTTTAGCTTTATTACGCTTGCTAATCGCCCTAGCCTTTGCTCTTGCATCAGCTTTGGACGATGCACCCCATGCTTTTAAGGATAACAACAAACGTGTTGGTCTACCCTTGCTGTCTCTTTCCGGCCCCTTCATGTTTCCCATCCGCGCCAAGAAGCTGGCTCTGCGTGGGTTGTCCCCTGACTTCACTGGTGCTTTGAGGGTGCCGCCTTTGTAAGAGGCGCGTCCGGCAGCGTTGAGACCACCTTTGGGGTTCTTTCCGGCTTTTCGTGTCCATGCTGGGGTTTTAAACTTTCTAGCCATTATGCACTCTGATCACTAATACTCATTGCATCTTGTTGCGCTTGTTGCTCCTGCATCATTGCATTACGAGACATTGGCACTTTCATTTGCACACCGGGCTTCGATTTGGGTAAAGGCATTGAAGGTTCTTTTGCCTGTGCCTCGCCAATAAAGATGTTGGAAAATTTATCCCAAAGCTGTTTTCTTTTGTTAGTCATTGGGCCTTCAAATACAACATCAGTTGCTGTTGGTTCAATGTCATTGTCAAAATCCATATCAATAACTTGAGGCTCGTTAGGAATAGCAATGCGAACCTTTAACAAGTTTTCATCAGGAGATGTGTCTGGCATAAAAAACTCACCAGCAAGATGCGCACCAAATCGCATTTTCTTTTTGTATGAATTATACTTTGTGTCATTGGTTGCAATATCTACGGCTTCATTAATGTAATCCATAGCTGTAGCTTCTCGACCTTGCTCTTCCCTAAACCTATCTTCAAATTCTGTAGGGAAGTCGTAAGTATCATAATCAACTATT